CTTCGCAGTTCTTCGAGTATCAGATTAACCATGTTGACCAATTTTCGAGCCTCAAGATTGATGGCATTCAATACACCAAGCATAAGATTCGCCTGTGATTCTGTAATAATAGTAACGGAGCGAAGGGTTTGATTCGGCCCCGCAATAGCTGTAACTTCGACCCCTTCATCTTGAAGCCTCTCGATAGCAGTCTGTATTTGCATCCATTGATCCGCCGTTAAGTTATCACCTAATAAATCTTGCAGAGTTTGTATCAATTCTTCTTGCTGTTCAGTCGTAAGATCAAACATTTCAGTAAAGAAATTGACCAGATTCATTCCCTGTTGGAAACCTAAAGCCCCTTGTTCTGCTAACGATTCTAAAAAGGCAATCGCCTGCTCAAAGTTCTGAACGCCGCGTAAATCATCAAACCTCCCCTGAATCGCTTCCGCTTCGGCGAGAAGGTCTCTATACCACCGAAGCGTTTGCTGTTGAGCTTCTAACCAACGTGGAGCTACGCCCTCACTAATCATTCTCTCAATGTTTGCAATTTGTTCTAAGATGTTTTGAATGTTTGTTTCTCGTTCTGCGATTGTCATTTCTTCTATTGCTTGGATGTTTCTTTCGTAGGCTTCCGTCAATTTATCTAAGGCATCGACTTGATTTCTTACGGATGATTCTCCGCCTCCATATATACTGGCATAAGCATCGATAATCGCCGTAAGTCCGACCGATACCGCTCCGGCCACGTCTCCCCTTGTTAATCTAATAGCCGCTTCCGTAAACGCTTGCGCCGCCTCGTTAATATGAAAAGCGATATCTCTCATGGCGGACTCGATAACAGGGGCCGCCTTTTCAAGATCGGTTGCCGCCCTTAAAAATCCTGACATATCGACGCGAGAACCACTTGGGCCGGGCGTAGCTCCCACTAATGACGGTTGGAATGGTTTGGGAAAGAATCCTTTTTGCTTTGCCTCTGATGGTGTTAACCTTAAAAAACCAGCAACGCTTTTAAGCTCAAAGGCTAATTCCTTAGTTTTCTTAATGGCCTCATCTATCGGCCCTATAAAATCCTCTTTCTTAAATGCTGAACGCCAAATCTTACCGAACGCCTCAACATCTCCGCTCATAGACCTTAATAATATACCCCATCGCTTCCATGCGGGGATTGTATCATCGGCCATAAACTTATTAAGTATCTTTAGCGATCCGGTAAGTCCCTCGAACAGCCCGACACCGCCGCCAGTTGTAACACTTTGCGCTATGAATATTCCGACTTCATTTGTAAGATTTTTCCAAGAAGCGGCAAGCCTATCTATTTCATCTTTGGTATCAATAGAGCTAATGCCAACTCGCTCTATAATGTTTTGACCCTGTGCAATTACATCGTTGAATAATGCTTGCTTCTTTTCGATTTCGGTTAGCTCGCGCCCAAGCTCGTCCGCTTTTTTCTTATATGCGTCTGTCAGATTTAATACAATACCAAGATTGTCAAGTATAAGCCTCGACTGTCGGGCTGTTCCCAAAACAATATCATTGAACATTTGAGTTGTAGACGAGTTGAAAGCTCTCGCCGCAGACCTTGCGATTTCGACAAACAGGGGCAGGTCTTTTAGGGTTAGGCCCATAATCGAAGCCCTTGACGCGGCAACCATTAAATCAACATCGGCGATTGTTCCGGCAGACGCCTCTCGCAATTCTTCAATCATCTTGCTGGCACTAAGGCCAAAAGACTCCGCTATGTTCTCCCATGACTTGGCCGCACGCTCTGCCGCCGCACCCTGTAATAAAAGCTCCTTAGTAATATTCAACGCCTGATATGCCGACCAAGCTCCGACAGCTCCCATAATAGCACCTTTTAACTTAGTGCCGATAGACTTCGATAATTTCTTAGTTTGCGTATCGGCAGTCTTGGCCGAAGCCGTAAACTTCTTAGTATCGAGATCGAGTATATATTTTAGAACGTCAACTGTCTGTGCCATATCTCAAGCCCTTACATGTCAAATAATTCACCCAGTTCAGTTTCGTCAACTGCCAGAACGCTTTCACCGTCTTTGTTTTTAATGTCATAGTATCTCATCAAAACTATCAATGCCTTATAAGACACCCCCCACGTTACATACTTCAATCGCCACTTGGTAAACCTGACGACAATTCCGATGATTCTTGCCCAACCTCCGTTGCTGTCGCTGTCGGGGTCAGGCTCATCACGTTTTTTACCAGATCACTTATGTTGAACGATCCCTTTAATACTTGAACGACAAGCGTTAAGTCCGGCGTTGTTAATCCAAAAGCCAACCTCTTAACTGCCTCATCGTCAACAATGATTTCTTCCTCTTTGTTTGGCCGAGTTAAGATATAGAAAACCTCAACAATCGAATCGGCGGAATTCTTAATTGCCTTCACCGCGTGTTCGGCCTTTGATTCATCACCGCCCGTAAGCATTCCGATGATCTCTAATAAATCCCCGAACCTATCAGTAATCATTTTGATTTTACCGATAGACAGCGGATATATTATATACTTTTTACCGGAAGCTAATGTTATCTGTCGTGGTTCCTCGACTATTGCTTCGAGTTCTTTTTGCTCTGTGGCTTTTTCGTCATCCATCCTTCAATCACTCCTAAGATAAAGAATTTATTTCCATAGTAATATAATTCGGTTAAGTGTTCTTTAAACGGTTCGAGCTTGGCCTCCCAATAAGCCAGCTCTTGACCTTTGACTTGGCAGAAGCGCTCGTTCCCGAATTGCGTCCACGGATAAAACATTGAGGGCATATTGATTACAATGGCTCTGGTTGCCAGCTTTTTCATCTGCTCTATCAGCTCGACAATATCATCGTCCTCGTAATGCTCAATCAGGCCATCGCTATAAACGATCTCCGCTGGCTTAAGCTCGTCTGAGTCGGTCATATAATCAAGTGTTCCAGTTCCGAGAAAGTTCTGCGCCTTTGTTTCGTTTGCCATTTTAACAAGCTCCGGATATATGTCCAAACCCTGAACGCTCTTAACGCCGGAACGGTTCGCAACGTAAGTTGACATATAACCCGAACCGGAACCCCATTCAATAAATGTATTGCCCATACTAACCAGCTTATTGACAAGCTCGATATGAAGCGGGTTCGATGCCGCGATTTTGAAATCCCCTTTATTGTCCGCTAAATATTTAACCCACGGCTTTTTCGGGAATGCAATTTCTTTGACTTTTCGATCCATCTAATATCTCCGTAACTACGTTAATGAATTTTAGAGCGGCGTTGTCATAACTGAAATTCTCATGAATCCAGTTAGAGCCTGCCGTTCCCATCTCTTTCGCCCATTCTCTGTTGTTGTAGCATTCTGTAATATACCCCTTGATTGTCTCAACCGATGGCTCCCATCCTGTTCCGGTGTCTGGCCCGTAGTAAGACATTATCGCAGTGCAACCGACAGGCATGTTTACCTCTGAATTACAAAAGTCCATAAGTCCGGTATTCAACGATAGGATAGTCGGTAAACCCGTTGCCATATGTTCGCAAGGTATTAGGCCGAAGCCCTCACCAGTAGATGGATTGACGGATAGATCAACCGACCCTAAGAGAGCCAATTGCTCTTTTTGGGTATAAACCCGGCCAACCGATCTAACAAACTTCGGCCATAATCGCATGTCGGTTCCCTGCTCGAATGCCTTCATATTCTTGGGCAACTTATGGGTCAAGTCCCACTCGGTTCGATGTTTCGTATATCGTGGATTACACTTCAAAATAAGTTCTGCGCCGGGTAAGTCTAATTCTTGAAAAGCCCGAACCGCAAACTCTCCGCCTTTTCTATCGCCATAGTAAGTTCCCTGCCATAAGATTCTGAATTTGCCATCTCCGTTTCGATCTCTGGGGATATATTTCCAATCATCAGAAACAATACCGAGCGGGCAAACATATACCGGAATGTCAAGGCTGTTTCGTAATAGATTATCTTTGAACGTCTTTCTGCAATATTCCGATGGAACTATGACAGCATCGAACTTGGACAAGTTATCAATCCAATCATCCGGCAATCTATCAAACTCAAACATCGTAAATACAACGTGAATGTCAGATTTACGCTTAAAGTGAATCGATTGATCTTTCCATACCGAGCCGAAGAATACTTGGATATCACCGCCCGTATATGGATTACGGGCAAGCGTGATGTCGGTTTCTACTTCTGGCAGTTTTTTTACAACCGCGTCAAACAAGTCCTGAAACGCAAGCCCGTAACCAGATGAAATATTCACCTTGCGACCGGGATGGATCGGATATTTGAAACTATGGAAGTCCAAGACAGGCATTTAAGCGTCGCCTATAATTCCAAATCGACTGTTGCCGGTATCAAATAACGCCTCGACCTCAATCGGCAATACATTGGGGTTGTTCTTTGCTCCGGCCATAGTGTTCATCGATCCCCTAACCACAACTGCGTCAAGGATGAAACTCCGAGCATTGGCGTCCGGCGCAACGCCGACCATAAGCATTTGAGCTTCGGGGGCTTCTGTGCTGTCAATCGTCAAAGACGATCCCGACAACGCCGCCGCCGCCAAATTTAACGCAATATGAAGCCGCGCTAATGTTGCCTCAACCATGGTCAATCCTACAACAACTTCTCTATTGGTTAAGGTCTTTTTAATGGTTCCGACCTGCTGATCGATCTTTTGATCGAAATGGGTTTGGTTCGCCACAAACGTAACCCCATCTTCAGAAGTCGGGCCAAGATCGGTCCCGCCAATTGAAAGAGTCGTCAATGTTCCATGACAGATTTTACCTCTGTCTTGTGCAATAGCCATTTATACCTCCTGATACTTAAATGGTTTATTTTTTATCGTTTCAATTCTATATGTATCGGCTTCTTTAATTCCCAGACTTTCTTCGATGCCCATTGACAATAGGACATCAACGTCTGAATGGGATAAGGCCATAAAATCTTTAATGAATCGCCGCGCCCCATATCGGAGCTTATCACTTCCGGCCATTAGTTTCCGCTGATTATTCCGAGCGAAATATCTATCGTTCTTGTCCGCCACCGATTCAAAACGCTCGGCTATCTTCTTCGCTATCGTTTTGCGCCCGCGCCATCTATTGATAAACGGCTTGAACCATACAAGCTGATATCGCTTCTGAAAATGTCCGGCGAATATCGTCTTGAGTTCTGGCGATATGCTTAATACTTCACCGCATGTATTCGACAACGTAACCCTCCTATATAAGTTTTGTCTCTGTCTCGATCCCTTATAACCGTTTGTCTTTCTTCGGTATATATAGCGAATACATTATGACTGGTCGGTGATATTGACGCATCGTTAAATAGCGCGTCAACTCTTTCGGCGATTGTTTCAATTTCTTCATAGTCCGGTAAGCCAGTCCCCATTTCTCGACTATAAATATTTATCAATAATAATATATTTGATGCCGTGCTTCCAAAGTCTATATCGTTCGGCGTTATTATAAACTGAATATAAGGCAAATTAATCATAGGCCGAGCATCCCCGAATACAATTTTAGACGAATCGCCGTGTTGTTTGATCCTACTCTTATAGGTCGAATCGGCCTCAAGCGTATCTTTCAGCTTGACCAGTAATGTATTTTCATTAACCATTGAACGACAAGCTCCCGAATATATCAACTGTCTGCCCCGTATATTTATATCGATAGGAACGAGGCAGGTTTTTGATTCTTAAATTCTTTGCTAATATTTTCCCCGATTTTCGCTTCATTCTCTCAATCGATTCAAGCAAAACATTCAATCCCATACGCTCAACAAAGACCGCATAATTCACAAATACATCTTGACCAGATCGGAATACCTTCGGAGTTTTCAATACGAAATGTCGAAGCCTGCCGAGTTCGTCTCGATAGAATACATCTTTCTGAACGTATCGCTTTGTTGTTTTAGATTTACCACCAGCCAGAACCGCTCCGGTAACCTTGTGGCCGCGCTGTATTGCCGGAACCCAAGTCTTTGAATTGGTTAATGCTCCGGTTCGGTCTTTATATCTGTAATTAGATTTCTGCCTTGCATGATGAACTATCTTTACCATAAGATCATCCAACGAAACAAGCAGGCGGGGCCGGATCATATTGTTATAAATGTCCGTTGCTGTCCGGTTATGCTTACGCTCAAATCTTACTGGCTGTGCCATTAGTCCGTTACCTCATTAGCTTGTTGATAAATATCAACGCCGTAATCGTCAAGCGAACCGTCGCCCCATGTTCCATCTCCGGTATTGCCCATCGTAAATATCTTGCTCTTATTTCGACTACTGATTTTAACACGACTGGATTGCCGGGCTATAATATTCCCGTCATCGTCAAGCAAATCAAACGCGCCCTTCTTGATTGATTCAAGCATTTTGAGCATGCTCTTTTCGCGGGTCGTCAATTCATAATCATCGAAGAAATCTTCTTTCAAGATCATAGCGGAATAATCGGCAGTTATAACCCGAACCGATTTAGGGCAAGCTCCGGCAGTGTCCCAACCGACAATCGTTGACGGCGCATAGACTCCGGTAAATAGAGTCTTGAGCGTTGTTATCGCCCTTTGAATCCGATCCGGAATATCTTCTTCGTCCCAACCCTTGCCGACAAGAGCTTGCAGGCGATTGTTTACTGGTTCGACTTTAATCCAATCGGCCATCTTTTAAGCCTTTTCGATTAAACCTTTTTTAATTAAGAAATCCGGAGATATGCCTAATTCTTTTTCAGATAAAAGCGTTCCCGGTTCTATACGTTTATTGCGAACAGAAAACGGAGATATGACTTTATACTTGACCGTCTTTGGCTCCGCTTTTGGTCTGTGTGGTTCGGACCGTTTATCAAATTTACCTTTATTCATTGTTAACCCTTTTTTAGGAAAGGAGCGGGAAGAAAAAAGCACCCGCCCCAATCCGTTAATTAGTTAATTCTCGCGCAAAAATACCCTTATTACAAAGCGCGTTGAATCGTTATTCCCAGTTGTCGCTACTGTTCGTAATCGAGCATACGGCATATCGGTTAGCGTCGCCGAATAATCCTCGAAGTGAACCGCTGGCAAACTGGCAACGGCAGTCGAGCATATCGACGTATCATAAGCCGCCGCCTGCCAATACTTAGCCGTTGAATCGTTAAACATTGACCCTTCAAGAATTATATGACCATGACCAGAATCCGAAGCGGCAACCGAATCATATTCAGCCCATATAGCTGCATGAGAGAAATAGCCCGTTCGAAAAATCGCTGACGTGTCGGCAACGGCCCCAACAATAACAAAGGAATCCTGTAAAGCAATCGTCCAGTTATGCTGGTCAAGTGTATTGGATTGAGCGAATACTGAACTTGCCAACAGCATTGCGAGAATCGAAGCAAAAAATAGTTTTTTCATTCCATCCTCCTTATACCAATGTATCGCTGAATAGATACGCCGCAGTATTGGTTATGATCTTAGGGTCTCTGCCCGGATCATTAACCTCGATCTTCTCGGTATTATTGCCGAGATCAGGTTGCGGAATACGATTAACAAAAGTAGTTCCGCGACTGAAGTTCTTGGCAAAAGCTATCGACTTGCGTCCGACTGTGGGAGCAAGATAGAATACGATACAGAAGTCAGACCATATCGCGCTGAACGTGCTTCCTGATTGTCCCTGTCTTGTAGTATCATAAGCAGATACCGGAACAAAGACCTGAAGCCCAAAGACCGCCGACAGTTTATCAGCAAGCATTTGAACACCAGACGAAAGATTAGCTTGACCGACATATTTCAAGCGGTCAACAACTTCGGGGTGTTTATCGAGAGCAAGAGCAACATCGTAGGGAATGACTATTGCATTAGCGGCCTTCAAACAACCGTTATAGACAACTCCCTTTGCGGCGTTGATCTTGGTAATCGGCGAAGAAATCCCGCCCGGATCGTTCCATTGATCGCCGCCTACTAATGTTTCGTAGTAGGTTGCCGAAGAATAATTCCCTTCAGTTGTAAACAGCGTCGCAACCTCACGTTCCTTGTTAATCGCCATTAGTTCCATTGCCCCTTCGACTGCATCCATATCTGGATCAATCGCGGCATCAGCGTTCTGACGATCTTTATCATCGACCAATTCATGCAACGCATGAGGGTTACAGAAATAAGTCGAAGTTGAAAGCGTCCTCGTAATTCCTTTCGAGGGCGTTTTCGCCGCACGTAATGTATCGATGTGCTTTATATCTTCCGTGCCATAGATATAATACTTGTCCGAGTCTTTACTTACCGTAACTGGCGGACAAACCAGATCGGCCACAAACGATTCGTTCATGAATGCTCTGGAAAACTCACTCAAGGGAACGTCTGTGTGTATTTCTGACCAATGTGCTGGCATACGCCCTCCTTTAAGCTAATAGATGCGATTGCGGGCCAAGAGCAACGGTGATTAAATCACCATCGGCCGCCGCCGCTTCCATTGCGGTTCCCAAAGCGTAACCCGTCGAAACGGCCGCTTTAATTTTACCAGCAGTCCCTGTCGGCTGAACTAAGGCACCCTTAGTTATCGCCGCCGATGCTTTAGCAAGGGTCAATCCCAAATAGGCAACGCTAACAGATTCGCCTGCCGCACTTGCCGCGTTTTGAGCTATCCCAATGCAAATATCAGTAGCTCCAGCGGATGTCTTACATTCTCCGTCCGATTCACTTGTAATAGTAACCGGAGCGTATTTTGTAATTGCCGCTGACGCTAATAGGGTTAAAGCAAATTGCTGGCCCTTATACGATGCTGAAAAAGCCATAATTCACGATCTCCTTATTCTTTAGGAAATTTCTCGATGGCCTTAGTAGTGCAATCGGCAAAGGCGGCTCTCCACTTCGGAGTGTTCTCCTTGACATCCTTATATTCTGTTGACATCAATTCCTTGATGTGTAGCACACGAGCTACTTCAACATCGGATGCGCCGTCATACTCTTTAGGCCGTTGATCGGTTTTGTCATCCTTATTAAAGTCAGAGGCCGAGAGCCGTTGCCCTTTGGGAACTCGCGCTTTTATCTGATCGAGAAAAGCCACAAACGCCTTGACCTTCGTTCCTTTAATCTTTTCCGAAAACTCCAGCTCCACCGTATCATCAGCGGACAGAACTTTCATAAAGTTAAGGCAGAACTCTTTTTCATGGGGGAGTAACTTACCTTCGGTATATAACCGCTCATAAGTCGTTTCCGCCATTGTCGTGAATTTATCGCGCTCCGAATCTGCAACCGATTTCTTTAAGGTCTCAATCTCGGTGTCCTTGTCTTTGAGAATCTGCAAACGCTTCTTCTCGTCGTCAGTTCCTTTGATTGAATCCTTAAATGTCTCGACCGCCTTCAATGCGGCTTTATTCGTCAGTTCGTCCAATTCAGCTTGTGTAAATTCTAATTTCGGCAAACCTTTACCTCCTGATTTAATGTTATCGCTGAACGACGAATTAAATTTGTCGCTATCCATTGATATTAAAGTCATCTTCTTTTTCTGAAATGCTGGTTCGGTTAGCCCTTTAACCTGTGGAGCCGCCGCCCCTAAGAACGTAACTGCTTTGAAATAAGGCCAGATAAACTTACCATCATGTTCCAGTTCAAATATTTCAATTGATCTATTAATATATTCTTTGGCTTTGATCTTATCAACAAACCTTGTAGCCATATCTTCAAGGATCGCATACAGCGTATCGCCGCGCCGGAATATCTTCGATACCCAACCCAATGCTGGGCCAGCCTGTGAATGATCTAAGGTTATCGGAGCTTTGAATATTGAAGTATCGTAATTCGCAACAATCTCATCAATGTCGGCTTCTGTCCATTCTCCCTGCGGATATGAGCCAGCCCTGAATACATCAATAATAGGACTAGATGACGATTGAATAGCCTCTTGCCACTCTTGGGTGCTTGCCTCCGAGAACGCCATCCACCGGCTATTATCTCCGGTCTTTATATAATTCTTACTAAGTGCCCTCCACGCAAAGGCAGTAGCTTCCTCGACCGATGCGCCTTTAAGAATCGCGGCCTCATAAGTATCAAGCCATAGCTCAAGGGCTTCATCGGGGATAAGTTCAAGGCCAATATCGTGGATGAAAGATTTAGCGGGAGCCACAAAACCACTGAAACTTTGACCCTCCCATTTATCCCCGTCATAAAGAAGCCCCTGAATCTTGCGAACACCCTTTTTAGTTGTTCCAGATATAACACCCATATTTAACCGCTTGACATCTATCGTCTTTAAGGTCTTGCTGTCAAATGCGGTTGGTTCGCACACATCTATTTTCAACATCATTTACTCCTCGTTATATTTCGCATACTGATCCTCCATAAGATCGACGGCGGTTCTCTGCCTGTCCCTTTTCGATATAAAGATCGTTCCCGCCATAAGCAGAAAACATATAATACCCATTATCGCACTTATGTAACCGAGCCACTTCATTTGATCTCCAACGTCATTAGATCAATAAAATTAGCACTATCTATAACTAAAGAATCTCCGTCCGTCGTCCAAAACCCCTGATCAATTTCATCAATCACATTGCTACAACCATTTTTAACTTGTCGATACATTTCAACATCGTTCCTGTCGTAGTAAATCGTAACAGTCGAATCCGGCTCGGTCTTTTTATTCTCGTTGCTGAAATATTCGATAGTTGCTTTTTTGTATGCCTTCTTCGGCGTTTGAAATTCATGATATCCGAAAGCGATACTTGTCATTAAGATTAATACAACTAAAGACTTCATAAGACTTCTTTCCCCTTTTGAACGAACTCAAATTGATCGTTGCATTGTATGTGCGGAGGCCATAACCCTTTCGCCGCGTCAACTGTGTGCGGATTCTGTGCGGCTATGTCAGTGCAGATAATACAAGAAGCCGGATCAACATGGAAATAAGCCTCGAACTCTATTCCGGTCGATTCTATCATCTTAAAGGCCGCATGATGAGCCGCGTTTGACATCTCCGTTTGAGTTATCATCTGCGCCCGCCACGGTTTCATATCTTTAAATGTTTTCAATAGCGTCCGTTTCATATCAGCGTTATCAAATCCAACTTCTGCCCATGTCGGTATCTTATTGCTCAATATCTTTTGAGTCGTATCAGCAACCCCGTTAAGAGTTCCCTTTGTGTAGAAGTTCGATATTAGATAATCGTTCTTGATCTTCTGGAACGTGCCAAACGCTAACTGCTTATCAAGCCTGCCAAGTCCGAATAGTCCGGCAAAGTGATCCGTTACTAAGTCCATATTCTGCCCGATTATATCACCCAATATAATATCGCCCGTTCCTTGAAACTCTGCCCGGACAGCTTGATCGATCAAGCCCTGCATCGGCAATGATAAATCCATACCCTGAAATATTCGAGTCTGAATATTAGTAAATATCTTGGTCATCTGGTCATGAAATTCATCGAGCAAGGCAAAGTTCGTAGCTATATCGAATTGCTTCTTACCCTCCGGTGGTTGTCTGCCAACCAAGCGACCGAACGATTGTTTGCCCTTGAGACCGAATAGCTGATTGCTCTTAAATTGCGGGGCCTCTTTTTCTTCATCGCTATTTGACTTGTCATTCTCGTTACTATTCGGTCTTAGCGATAATCCAAATGGAGATGGAGAACGACCGCCATAGGTTTCTTCGTCTTTCTCCGGCATAGGAACGCTGAACTCATCATGGATAAACTTCTTCGGGAATTCCATGCCAATACCAGCAAGCGTCAGATAACTGTTAGCTTTCTTCTCGTCATCTTCTGGTTCCGCAAACGCGATCATAAATGTCGGCTTCTCGACTACATCGCCAAGATTGAACTCGATCAACTGTCTTATCAATTGGTCATTAACAGCAAAAGACAAATCAACTGAATCGGCTTCGAGTATATCCATCCTTACTGATTCATGCACTTTACCCAACGCCATAGAACCGACACGCATTCCCTCATCAGTCGATAAGGTCTGGCCGATAATCCCTTTAGATATTTCAGCGTTAAAGAATCCCAACGCCGTTACAAAGTCGGCTTTCGTATCGCTCGATTGTAATATGTCAATATCGGTTCCTTCCGGAACCGCACCGACAGACGTTCCCTGAACTGTAACGAGTGAAGCAACTAATTCATCTATCTGACCCGATCCCCAGCCCGCCGGATATTTGCCTATCAATGCCGGATTGCCGTAACGCTCCGCAAATAGAACCAAGAACTTAATCATGTTCGTCTTGAACCAATAAGGCCAATAGACCGAACGTAATACGCTCGTTCCATACGGGTTGTTATAGCGCGGGTTATGCGTATAGCGGAAAAACTTATCTTTATCAAGCAGTTCTTCTTTGCCAGCGTCAACATGATAAAGTTCCATATTGAGATCATATTTGAATCTATCTGGCCTATGATTCTTAATATCCTCAACAACTACCATGTCGGGATCGATACGCCACATCAACTCCCCGATTGAATAACCGTGTTGAATCGCTTGAAGTATTTCTCGAAGATTAGCATTAAAGTTCTTCATTCGTCTTAATGCTTGATCGATTACATCGGCACACTCAATCGCTCTATCGGTTGGCTCTGATTGTCCGCGTTCAACAAAAGGAAGTATCTCCCAGCCCTGCCCGACAACCGCCAGCTTGCGGATGTTAATACTGGCAGATATATGGGCATCGTCATCAACCATATTATCATAGAACTGTCGGCCTTTGCCCTTAGCCTTATATTTCAATACATTATCTTGATCCGTTAAGAACTTGAAGTATGTGTTGATAAAATGCGATAGCGGAGCCGTCTCTTTGAGATTGGGCTGTTTAGCTTTGGCGTTATCCTGTTGGGCAAACGCCGGATATCGCTTAACAATCTTATCGTAAGCCGTTGATGATATCTTTTCTAAAATTCCCATTAGCTCCAAATTCCTTTAGTTGATCGCCTGTTTCTCTCTTGCCCGCCGTAACGATACCCGACCCACGCCGGAAGTTCTTAACACATTGAAAGAATAGCCAACTCGCCATTCCGGTATCGAAGAAATCACCGACGGGCCAAGCCTTCATCTCGTCAAGCCAGATACAAAATAAACAATCACAAGTATCACCGTCCCGGCCATGGGATCGACCGTCCCCCATCGGTATAATCCAGTTACCCATCTCCATATCGACCGACATACCGGGCAAACCTATTTCCTCGTCCATCTTCTGCTTGCCTGTAAAGTAACCACGTATCGGAAAGCTGATATTACGCTTCTGCATTTTCTCTTTCGTCCATTCGACAAGCATCTCCTGTGCTCCGTTATTCTCGACAAGAACCAGCTCCGACTTATTGCGTAAGACATGAGCTATTAATCTATCGGCTGTAACCGATGACTTCCAGCGACCCCGTTCAATATCAAGCGGAATCTTTTTATGATCCGGCGTAATCACCCCAGTAAAGATCGCACTATAAGCGAATTCTGATCCTTCCATTGCGGCCCGATGTCCTACGTCAACCCCAGTGAAGCGCGGGAACTGCGGTATCTCGACCCGCTCCCGATCCCAATCGATATACTTTTCGATTTCACCGAATAGAGCCTCATCGGTTGTCATTGCCTTGCCGCAGAAGTTACGGGCGAAAGCACGTTTACCGATAGAACCCCGACGAGCAATCAGTCTTTTCTTAGGCCATTGAATAGATATCGGATCGAGTTTCTTTTCATCGATAACGTGCTTAACATACCCATACTTCTCGTCGGGTATGTCGGCGTTAGTCATGTCCGGCTTCCATGCAATGAACTGTGATCTAATCAGGTGGTGAGATAAATCTTTCTCATGCCATCGAGTGAATACATAATTGATATTGCCGTCTTTAGTTAATAGATTAAGCCACTTGTTTTGATATGATTCGATTACCTTCGGCATTAAGGCGGGATTCTTAATTGTATTTTCAAAGTCGCATACATCGTCAAAGATAAGATCATCTGCTCTCCCTCCAGTAGCAGACGACATAATGCCATAGCCTTCGAGCGTCGGATCTTTGATGCCCTTAATCGTTCGCCGCAAGAATAGCTGGCTCTTTGTCCAGCCCTTGCGAAAGTCGGGAATCATATCCGGGAATACTAACTTCACTTTTGCATTATCAACGATATGATCTCCGATTGCCGACACTCTTTTTAATGCTTCGCCATCCGTATTTGAAACAATCTTAATTCGGCGATTAGGATTCTTTCCCATTTTATAAATCGTTCGGCCTATAACGTATTGCTCGGTCTTGCCATGTTCACGAGGCCATTCAATCGCGGCGAATCTTATCGCAGTTATAAGCTCATGCCCTTCACGATGGATAAACTCTTGCTCGAAGTTCCAGCCCGTCTGCGGGTCTTCCATGACATACGAAACAAAGAAAGATGGATCGCGGCGTGCCAATACAACACAGGCCGCCTCTGTCTCAAGTGTTGTCTGGGCTAACGATTCCAGAGTCTCTAAGTCGATTGACTGGGCCGTTAGTTTCTTTTCCAAGCGTTTTGTATTTACGTTCGCCATCGTTTAACATCCCCCGCAATTCATCGGCGGTTTTATCGGACAGGTTATTGACTACCTGATTCAACGTAACAGAGCTATCCGGTCGGCTATCGGGATTGCCCTTGAGAAATTCAATCAGCCGTAATGCTTTATCCAGATCACCGACTGTCGGTTCAAACGAATTAGATTCATAAAGTTTTTTAAGCGTTATATATATCCAGTTTTTAACATCTTCGATTATGTTGATGTTGTCGATTGTATTCTTACTGGCTTTTTCGACAATTGCCTGATTGACCTTTTCATCGGCCTTGTCTGCTAATGCTTGCCAGTTGCCAAGCTTTTTATATTTTCTAATTGTAACCTTAGAAACAGTCAATAGTTTAGATACCGTTGAATCATTACGATGAATGAGCCAAGCCTTTTTCATTGCTTGAATTTTATCGGGCTTTAGTGTTTTACCCCATCCGGCGGGCTTTGGCTTTTTTTCTTTTTTCGTTTCCACATGATTCTATTAGTAATATATTTTCAAAATGTCAAACGCTTTTTTGTTTTTGGATTTTTGTATATCTACTTCAAAACTAACTTAGATATATTATTATTATTGTTTACTGTTTATTATTACTCTTTATCTTTACTTTTAC